GCGCCTAATCGTGAAAAAAACGCAACTTAATTCCGGGGGGCCGCGCGCGGGGTCGTGAAGTCAAGAAATTTTCGCTGATTTGCTGCAATTTTCTTCAATTTGGGGCGGGGACGTGGCAGACTTCGTTAATTTTCGAAAATTTGCGCCACACCCGCAAAAAAGACTTGACACGCGACCCCGTTGCGGGTATAATGGCGCGGGGCGATTATTTCATCGTCGTTCTACTACTTCCTCTGGCGCAGGGCGGGGTTGATTTTTTACTTATGAGGGGGAAGACTTGGTTAAATTAAAAAAATTTGCACCACACCCGCAAAAAAGACTTGACTTTCTTAGCTTTTGCACTTATTCTGGCGCAAGCAACACTTATTTTCGCTTCGTTACTTTACTACTGGCGCCCGCGCGCCAAAATTGCCGATTTTTCAAGATTTTTCGATGGGCTGGAGGCCTTTAAAAATGCGGCCTCCAGAGCAGGCCGCGCGGCATGTTTCACGTGGAACAAATCGCGCAGAGTAGCTCCAAAAAGCGCGTTATGCCTTTTTGTTTATCGTTATAGTTGACAATGTGCCAGTCCTCGCCCACGACCTTCTCTTTTAGGAGCGTCATGCGGTCATAATGGCTTAGTGCGTTTTCGTCATTCTCGGAAAATTTCCAATATGTGAGCGGTGAAATTTTCCGCGCCTGTATTCGCTTGCGTTGTTCCGCCTCAGAAATTGAAAGCCAAAATTTAATAAAAGTAACGTCATGCTGAACCTCATTTTCCCAATATTCGTAGCGATCTAAAAATTGTTTGTATTGGTTTTGAGAGCACCAGCCATTCATTTGTTGAACCATCGCGCGGCTATACCATGAGCGATCATAAAAAACGATTTGACCTTGCGCGGGCATTTTTCCGTTCCACCATTGCCACCAGTTAGCCATCGCGGTGACGGATGGCTTAGTTGATGGCACGATGCTATACCATGCAGGGTTTAAATATTCAGTGACCGCGCGAATGGTCGATGATTTTCCGGCGGTGTCGCGCCCTTCTAAAACGACAGCGATTTTATTTTTATTCGCTTCCGCTAGTTGGTTAAGTTGTGCCTGTAATTTTTTCATAGTGCGTAGCCTCGCTCTTCTTTATTTTCTAGTGGAGTGGGGCAACCGTGTATGCCCTTCTCTCTTTTCCAATTTACAATTTTTAAACCAAATTTTTTATTTGCCTGTCTTTGAGCATTGGCAAATTTTGCTTTTGCTTGTTTTTCTCGCATGTTGAAAAATTCAGAATGACCGCCAACAGGCTTTTTATCTTTCAATTTCAAATCACGGAATAATCCGGCAAGCCGCCATGCTTTATTTTTCTTGTGAAAAAATTGTTCGCTTGAAAGTGTCTCGTCAAATGTGCCAGTAGTCAAGCCGATAATTTCAGCCCGTAGGACACCAGAAGGCAAGCCGTGGCAGTCTTCAATATTGCGTAGCGTTTCAATAATGCGTGATTCAACGCCATTGAATCCACCCGCGCGGCAGTATTTTGCAAAGCCGTTTTTGATGATGGTCATATTGCGAAAAGCGGGGACATGCACACCTAAACCGTGCAAGCGCCATAAGTAGTTAAAACCAAAATCGTCAAAAGGTGAGCCGTCTATCTGGCTAGGGTGATCGGTAGATTTAAGCATTTTTTTGTACCTCGTTATAATTAGTGGGATTATAGCACCTAATGCCTAAACCAGTCAAACATTTTCGGACGCTATTATTATCGTCAAACATGTAGCTATTGTGGCGAAGCCAGTTAAGTGATTTTTTCATGTCAAACCGTAATCGGAAAATCATGCGCTTTTTTAAAATGTCATCCGGTGTAGTGTCGCCAAATGTTCGGCTATAAATATAATCATATTCTAAACCGTGATCTTTTAAAAATTTAATATCATGTTTGCCGATCACACGCGCGGTCATTATTGCGATTTGGTCGCGCTTACGGTTAATCGTTTTCCATGATGCCGCCAATGGCAGAAGCGTATCAGCGGCTATTTTTTCGGGCGTGTTATTTCGCACCCAGTGCGCAAGGTCTAATGACCCATCCGCGCGGGTCAGTTGTCGATGATTTGAGTCTATGACCGTACCATCTAAATCAAAAATAAAAAGCATATAAATAACCTATTATTCCAAGTGAATTTAAAGCCACCAAGTTCCAAAGTTTGGAGTCAATAGCCTGTAACATTAGCAAAGCTAAACCAGTGACCGCTAACAGTTTACCTTCTGGCGTATCAATGACGAATGGAGCGGCGGCCATACAAGCCGCGCCCATCCATCCAAGGCGAGCCACCAAGCTCATGATATGCTCATGAGCAAGGCAGACAGGGAGCGAGTAGTCGCGCCCTCTAAGCCATCGAGCTTTTCGCCCTGTAAAGCCTTTTCGATGGCTTGCACCAACTCGGCTTTAGTGGATTTAACAGAGGCAGTTTTTGCCTCTGGCTTTTGGTACACCTTCAAAAGCACAGCTTTTGAGATGACAGAGCGAACAGGCAAAGCCCATTCATTAGCGAGGCGATCAGCCACCGCGCGAGTGATGGGAGCCGAGTCCATCATTTGAGCGACCATCTTATCAGTATATTTAGACATATTATGTCCTCCAGTTAGTTTAAAATTAGCCAAACAATGCCACCGATGACGATGATGTCAGCGGTCACAGAGTAGAGCATGTAAGCCCGAATGAGCCAAGTAGTTAATGTTTTATTTTTCATTTTCATAGTGCCTATTATAACAGGTTTAAAAATAATTGCATACCTATTTGCGACATTTTCTTGCCTATTTGCGACATTTGGTAATATTACCAAAATTACGCGTTGCCCGCGTTACGAAGCGCAAACAAGCCATAGAGACAAGCCGAAGTAGTAGCGACAAAAAATGCAGTCCACAGAATCGAGCCGAGAACAGCAGACACACCGAGCGCAACCATACCAACAACAAAGCCGAGAACCAACATCATAATTATTAAAGCCATTTTATATCCTTATTTATTTATTTAATATGTGCGTATTGTAGCACAACCCACCGAGAAAGTCAACCCCCAATCATGGAGATATAATGGAAATGTTCGGTAATATTCACAAAACCAAAAAGTCTTTATATATCAATAGGTTAGGGGCGGTTTCGAGACTTGACATGAGGTCGCGCGGCGGGGCACCCCCTCACGTACAACTTTGGGGTTTTTCAAAACACCTTTAAAAATTCTTCTTGACATTTAATGTCATTTTTAGTATAATTTTTTTCATGGCTACTACTTATACAGTTACTTTTGATTTAGCTGAAGCCCAGACGGGTGTGTCAGGGCATTATCCTGTATTAGTAAGGAACAGCACTTATTGCCCCGACAACACAATATATGCAAAAACAGGCGATACTGTTAAATTTGTTGTAAGTGAGCCCTCCCCTGATGGTGCTAGCGTTAGTTATAATAATACAAACATTGCAGATACAGACCCTGATCCGGACGAATTTACCGATGATGGAACCACCAACCAGAATAGTCCTAGCAGTTGGGAGTATACTCTTACTAGTGCAAACGATGATGAAGAATTTTATTGGTTTTGGTTCGGAACTACAGTTCATTCTTCAGGAAGCGGAAAAAAGTATTCGCAAAGAATAAGAGTTAATAGAGTCGTAGGGTCTCCTTTAATGAATGGAAGCACCTCTGCTATCACAGTCGATCAAGGAGATACGATCACTTTTAGCGTATCAGGCCTAGGCGGGTTATTAGCAGCTAGTGGTAATAATGATAATAGATTGTACTTTGCAATATTTAATCAAGCGTCGGGCGGGTCCCTTATAAACCCAACTTCCTACACCGGAGGAGGCTGGGATAGTTCAAGTAACCAACTAGGCAAAGTCAAAACAACAGATACTAGTACAGTTTTAACTGTTGGTTCAAATATGCCTACAGGAACTTACTATGTTTATCTCACTCATTTCAATGCGGCAGATAGTCCCGGTGGAAATGACTTTTATGGATCGGAGCAAAGGCTATCTGCTACTGCTTTACAGTTCACAGTTGAAGAACCGACAGGAACCGTAAGCGGTCTTAGTCTAGGAGACAATGTAACTACAACAAGTTTAAATTTTGACGTTGTACGAAACTCTGGTACAATTACTTGTGATCCTACAACTTTTCAACCCTCCGTATCTGTAAGTAATGGTTCTTTTAAGCGAAAAAATGGTTCAGGGGTAGCACAAGATGCTAGTTGGCAAACTTCTTCAGCAACTATACAAAATGGATGGTCTGTAGACTTTAAAATGACGGGTCCTTCTGGTTACAGCGACTCCGAGACAGGAACCCTGACAATAGCCGAAGATTCAGCCAGCCTTGTAGTAACAACTAGCGCAGATCCTGGAGGAGGGAGCGGGGGCTCTGGTGGTGGAGGCACAAGTGGAACATATGGATTACGAATATTAGACGCTAGTGGAAAGGTTTTATTCGGGGACGGACGAAAGATGGGGAATCTAATAGGCTCCGCAACGATATCAACACCACTAGCTAATAATACGTTTTCCAACTACTATGAGATGGTTGGAGTTCCCCACGCAGACGGTATCTCAGAGCGAACAGGAATAACCATTATAGATACTTATAGCGGAACCAATACAACTTCTCCTCTCTGGGTAATTGAAAGGCATAGTTCTGGGCTTAACGGGCATTTTGCTTGGAGAGTTAAACATATTACAGCGGCCGGAGTTTCACGGCCATATAACTATATAGTTTTTAGGTATTAAAATGTCATACGGATTAAAAGTCAATGCAGCAGCTGTAGGAAACTGGGACGGGTTTGTCATTAACTCGGATATTAACAGCTTGCGCTTTCTTACGGTAGTTCATACTTCAACAACTGCAGTTACCGCTGGAAATACATATCCTAGCTATTCCGCAGGAGATATAGTTATGGCGAGGCCTTCTGCAGGATACGGACTAATTTATACAGATTTTAGAACTACGACGCCTATTGTAAGAGGCAGCTCTCAGCAATATGTTCTTTTACGCCCCCAAACAAATACTGCGGGGAGCGCTAATGGAACAACTTATGGGCTATTAGTAAAAGATAGTAGTGGAAATGTACAATATGATTCTAGAACTACACTTTCAGGGCTTGATATAAAAGCTACGAAAGGATTCAATTCACTGCCAGGAAGCTATACTCCTCAACAACCCGCTAACTTAATATATAATGCAAGAACAGATTCAACATATTGCCTTATGAACCAATCCGCTTATTATACAATAGGTCCAGTGGATATTCGTCAAGGGTATGATTATAAACAAAATACTACTGACATATACTGGAGCGGGTACGGGATTTTTACTTGGAGTGGTAATGATGTTTCGACCTGGCCAATGAGTAATTGGGGAGAGATAATAATAGGAGACACTATATGACAATTTATCAAGTATCAATAGTTGATAACAATACGGGAGAGATTATAGGAATGTATGTTCCTGGAGCTACGCCTCCAGATGAAGGAGTTGATGAGAACAACTCAGGACGAAGTATTGTTCACATGACATCTGAAGTACCAAATCCTGTAGAGTATCAACAAACTAAATATTATAAAGACGGGGCGTGGAAGACTAGAGAATGGAAAGGGGACTACTATACATGGAAAAGCAATGAGACTTGGGAATTTAATTCCGCCGCTTTCTGGGAAAAAGTTCGAGAAGATAGAACCTGGAAAATTTTTCAAACGGACTGGACACAACTTCCAGACAGTCCTTTATCAGACTCAAAGAAAGCAGAGTGGGCTGAATATCGTACAGCTTTAAGGGACGTTCCTTCAAATAATGAAAGTGCAACAAGGCTAGACGATATAGTCTGGCCAGACAAACCATCATAGAAAAATTTTTCTTGACATTACATCCTCTTTTGAGTATAATTCTCTCATGGCTAAAGAAGTAACAACAATTTCTCCGGAAGGACTTGAAGTAGCGAACTCGTACCTGACTCTTGGTAATATTAAGGGAGTATGCCAAGATCTAATGGTTGATGAAAAGAAGGTTGTGGATATACTAAATCGACGAGAAGTTAAAAAGTATATCGACACTGTTTACCTCGATACGGGGTATCGAAATAAAAATAACATCGGATCCTTATTGGATGAGATGATTAATTCGAAGCTTGAAGAAGCACAGGAAAGCGGTGTGTATTCCAGCAAGGACTTAGCTGACTTACTACAACTGGCTCACAAAATGCGTATGGATGAGATAAAAGCTCAAGCAGAGTTAGAAAAGGCATCCGCTTCCAATATTAAAAATCAGACAAATGTTCAGATTAATGAGGGAGTACCATTCGGTCAGGGTAACTATGGCAAGTTAATGGATAAACTCTTAAATAATGGAACAGCCTGATCTTAATGAATTATACACACGTTTTTCAACCCATGAAGCTCAATGTGAGGAGAGATGGAAAACTATCTTTGGTCGTCTAGAGGATATAGAGAAAAAGATGGACAGACTACAGTTTATGTTGTTGGGAGCAACAGGAACTGTGATAGTCTTTTTAGGAAGTATTATACTTACACTACTTAACGGGTAGTCGACGTCCCCCGAGGACGGAGAGATAATGTGTGGAGCCAATTACAGCTGCGGTGGCAGCTTTTAGTGCTGTTAAAAAAGGTATTCAAGTTGGAAAAGACCTGCATGATATGGCAGGGGATATCGGTAAACTTTGGGGTGGCATAGATGCCGCTCGGGGTGCTCATACCAAAAAGAAGAAAGGACAAATAATATCTGTAGAAGAAGAAGCACTACAGACCTTTGCAGCAAAACGCAAAGCAGATGAAATTGAGAAAGAACTCCGAGAGTTCATCATTTATACATTAGGTGGACAGGCTTGGAGCCAGTTAATAGAAATCAGAGGGCAAGTCAGAAAAAGAAGATTGGAAGAAGCTGCAAAAGCCCGAAGACAGAAACGTAAAGCCATAGAAATGGGAATACTAACTGTAGTAATTATAATTGCATTTAGTGCTCTCTGGTACATGGGCTATATAGTAATAACACAGGGAAACTTTTGATGCTGAAAGTTAAGAGAACATATCGTGATTGGAGAGGTAGCAGCCGTTCTAAGTGCGCTCAAAGCGTTGAACGACGGAATCAATACGATCAAACAATCTGCAGGCCATGCAAGTGACCTACAATCTATCGTAGGTAAATGGGCAGAGTCAAGCGAAAAATATAGGGATGTAGAAAGAAAAAAAGCTGGTAGGATGTCGTACAAAGAAGCTTTGGACATGGAAAGTGCAAAGCGCCAGTTAGAGAACTTTGATCGACAGTTAAAAGACATTTGTTTAATGCAGGGGCAAGGAGACTTATATACGTCAATTAAACAACGTATGGAAGATTCTCGAATAGCTCATGCAAAAGAGGTAGCACGTTTACGTGCAAGGCGTAGGCAGTTCAAGAAGTGGATTCAATTTGGTATTGCAGGATTCTTTCTTTGGGCTTTAACAATGATAATTGTGTGGCTGATAATGGTTGCCACCAGAGTATAGGAGAGTTTTATGTGTGAAGTATGTCTATGTATACCTTGCCGGTGTAGCCATGCCTAAGTGGGTTGGTTATGGAAAGCCTAAGAAAAAGAAGAAAAAGCGTGGCAAGAAGAAAAAGTAACTATATCTTAATGCGTAAGGAGCAACTAGCGGAAGATCGCGATAAGGCTTCTAAGGATTATGATAAACAGTGGTACACACGTCTAATCCAAGAATTAGACTGGGCTGAGCAAGCCCAAAGCAAAACGTATAGCCGTAACTGCTATATGGAAGGAGAACGCAAAGTATGAGTGATATGGATAGATTCCAAGGAGATATGTCCAGAAACGAGGTAGAATTAGACCTCAGTAAATTTATGGAGCTTCTCCAAGAACAGTCTGCTTTAAAAGATAGGATTCGCGAGTTAGAAGATATGGAAACTCGTAACCCTTGGCAAAAGTTTATATTTATGGCACAAGCTGTAGATAGCTGGAGAATCTTTCCACGCTTGTTTTTAAGTGTTTATATTTTCCTACTGTACTACAGCACCATGTGGTTCATGGCACTACCAGAACCTAGCTTAGAGCAATCAGGACTTATTTCAATAATAGTAGGTGCTGGTGCTGCATGGTTTGGCTTATATGCTGGAACTAGTAAAGGAAAAACTGACCATTAGAGGTTAACATGGCGATTGAAATTAGTAGGAAGGATGTAATATCCGACCAACTATTAGACTTACAATCTGAGACAAGGTTTCTTAAATTACCAGTAGATCCATATTTGGAACTACTCGGCGTAACGCCACTTGCTTCGCAGGTGGCGATTATCAACGCGATCAACAATCCGAAATACCGTTTTGTATGTGCGGCTGTTTCGAGAAGGCAGGGTAAAACCTACATCGCAAATATAATAGGGCAGCTGGTATCATTAGTGCCCAACTCAAACATACTCATAATGTCCCCTAACTATGCCTTGTCTCAGATTTCTTTTGATTTACAGAGAAATCTAATAAAGCATTTCGATTTAGAAGTTGCAAAAGATAATGCTAAGGATAAGGTTATTGAACTAACTAATGGGTCAACGATACGTATGGGGTCGGTCAATCAGGTCGATAGCTGTGTTGGTCGCAGCTACGATCTTATTATATTTGA